AAAATCCTGCATCACTATCGCGGCGGCAAGAGCGGCTTCCATTTGTTCCGCAGTCATAACTTCGCGCAGAGCTTTAACTTTTGCTTCGCGGTCCGCTTCCCGCTTTTCTTGAGCAATCACCCACGGCTCGCGAGTGTCTTCGGTTTTCTTTTTATCAGCCCACATCTTCTTAATAATTTTGGACTGCTTCTTGCGAGCCGAGTCGCTCCATTTCTTTCTAGCCATTTACGTCTCCCGTTTAGCTAATTGTTTAACATAATTCTATATACTCCCATACCTATGGGATGTCAAGCCTAAAAGAAAACCCCCAAGGCGGGGGCAAACCAACCTTGAGGGCTTCATACGGGACCTCTCTTATATATACGCTTACACGCTTATATGCAAGAACTTTTTTAACTAATCAGAAAAAAGTGCCGCTTCTATCTCTTCGTCTGTCATATTATCAAAGTTCATGTCTTCAAACTTTGGTTTTTTAATTGGCGGGGCTTTTATAGTCTTGACCCGCTTATTAACTTTTCTCTCTAATGTTTCCACAGTGACATAGCGGTGCGTACATTCCAGACACTCGCGGTTGCGTCGTATCGTGTTCGCGTGAGCCCTGCTGTTATAAACTTTACTTTTTGATTTACACTTCGGGCATATCATTTCGTTCTCCCTGACAGCACTCGCTTATATACAATTTACAGGCGGAACATTGGATATGTCCGTGGACCGCGACAGGTGGCAGGTTGGTATGGCACCGTGGACACATAGAATTTTCTAAAAGTTCTTGCATCTTTCCAGCCTCTCCAAAGGGTTTGTCAGAAACAGTGGGGCTGTATTGCAGTTCTCTATTTTTAGGCCGTATCATATTCAAGCTCTCCTAAACCGTTGCATGTCTCGCAATCATCCATATATCCTTCAAGATAACCGCCATGATCCCAATCGACAACAGGGCGTTCATATTCCAACCGGCCCTCACCCCCGCATTCTTCGCAAATTTTTTTCTTTGGAGCCCACACCATTAACCAATGGTCCGTGCATAACCAATCCTTACCATCTTTTGCCGTGGCTTTTGCGCCACACAAACTACACATCCTTCCTAACATCCCAGAAACTCCCATCCAATAGCTAAATTTTTTTTAGGCTAAATTTCCGTCTTTTTAAATTAGACCTTATTCTGCATAGATTTTCTATAGACTTCCCAAACAATTTTTAATTGTCCGCTGATAGTCCGGCCTTCTGCCTTGGCGGTCTTTTTGATTTCGGTATAAACCTCAATCGGCACCAGAACAGATTTCCATTTAGTTATATCCATCATTACCTCTCACGTTAAAGCAGATAAAGGGGCCTACTGGAACCGTAGGATGGACCTTATGCGAGATAAATCTCAAAGGTTTCGCGCGGGTGTTCTTCAACCACTCTATCTGTAAAGGACTATATAGGATTGTATATAATATTGCAACTAAAAAAGGCCCCGCCGAAGCGGAGCCAGTTTAGGGAGGAGAAAACCATGAAAAAACTACTTTGCTTCGCCCCAAGATGGGCCGATTTCAACGTCGCATTTGCTTGGCACTTCCAAGGATACTGCATTTTCCATAATTTTTGCAACCTCTTTTGCTTCTTCTGTGCTTTTTACAGAAATAGCAATCTCATCATGTATTTGGATTAGGGGAATGCGTCCGGTTTTGTGAATGTTTACCATAGCTTGCTTGGTCATGTCCGCGGCAGACGCTTGGATGAGCCTGTTTAAAGCTTTATAGGTGTATGCCCGCTTTAAACGGGATGTTTCGCCGTACTCATTTACTGCTTGGTCGTAAGGTAAAGCTTTTGACATACCAAATGTAGCGGGCTCCCATAAATTAAAGCGGCACTTTCGCCCTAATATAGAGCTAACCGCCCCGCCGCTTTTTTTACCATTTAGGTGTTGCATCACCCCGTTCATTAGTCCTTTAACAAATGGGACGCGGTCATGGTATTGCGTGATAAGACTTTTGGCCTCTTCCACTTGGATATCTAGCTGGTCCGCCAGCTTGTTCACGCCCATGCCATACATCATGCCAAGGTTAATTGTTTTCGCTTGCTTACGATTGATGCCCGCCATCTCTGCAACCATCGTATGAAAATCCATATCAGGGTTATGTCTATACCCCTCTACAAACTCCTCTGTACCTCTGAACGGAACATGACCGCGTGAATTGCCTAAAACATGTGCATAATGGACCAAGATCCGTGGTTCCTGTTGCGAGAAATCTATAGCCGCCCATTGCTCGCCTTCTTCCGGCAAAAATAGACTGCGTATCATAGGTCCTAACTCAGGGTCGCGAGCCGGTATCTGTTGCAGGTTGGGGTTAGACATTGAAATGCGCCCCGATACCGTGCCGCCATCGTCAGATCTAATCTGGTTAATGTGGCTATGTATGCGCCCGTCTGACCGGCAATGTTTCATTATGGTGTTAAGAAACGTACCGCTGGTCTTGTTCAGGTTGCGGGCTTCGACTACCAGCTTGGGAAACTCGTGCGGGTGGTCAGACAAAAACTGTTTCGTGAAGGACGGTGCGCCTTTTTCTGTCTTGGGGTAGGCTATGCTTAGTTGGTCAAATGCTTTTGACAGGGATCGTGCCGCCCAAATTTCTACATTTAGTCCGGACATATCCTTTATCTTTTGAAGCGCGGCCTTTTCTCTTTTGAACAGGGCGTCTTTTGTGCGTTCCACCCTGTCTTGGTCTATCCGTACTCCGCGCCATGTCATGTCTATTAAGCAGGGTAATACGTCCAGTTCTAAGTTGGCTATGTTCCAAAGTTTTTGTTTCTCTAACTCTATCTTGAAATGGTTCCAAAGGGCCAACGTCAAAGTGGCATCGCCTTCGGCGTAGGGGCCGACATACATGGCGGGCATCTTCCACATTTCTGACTTAGGGTCGAGCCCGAAGCTTATTGCGGCTTCTCTCAAACCTTTTTCGACTTTTATCTTCTCCAGATAATCATAGGCTACGTTGTTTAAGCTGTAACTAAACCTGTTTTCATCTAGCAGGGATGCGATAATCATTGTGTCGATTATGCGCCCATTGATGGTGAAACCCATCCGGCGTATCCAACCCGCATCATACTGTGCGTTGTGCATGATTTTGTCAGCGGGGCACTCAAAGACCTTCTTTAGCCACTTATTGACTATGCGCTCATCCAGATTACCGCCGTGTTCATGGCGTATAGGTATGTAACCAAACCAGCCTTCAACTGCTATGGCGTAGCCTACAACCTCGCCGTCACCCGTTGCCCATCCCGGCCCGTTTGTTTTGATATTAGGGTCGCGTGTTTCAACGTCGATGGCGATTTGTTCGGCATCAAAGATGTCTGGCAGTTCTGCCGGTGGCACCCACTCTGACTTAGGGGTTTCCATGTGCATCTGAAGCATATCATTTCCAATATATAGTTGCTATTTCCGTCCCCATTTTGAGAACACGCCAACCCTGTTGAAGGTAATAGTCTAATTGCTCAACGCGAATAAAGCGTATGAGGGGTTCTGATTTATTAACTTTTCTATTCTTCACCACCCAGAGCTCCATATCCGCAGATGTCTACCCAGCTATCCTCATGTTCGGGTGTTACCCTAAGACGAGCAAGCTTCACAGCAACCATACACTGATAAACTTGAGACACTGAGACTTCTTTATCTAAAAGAATAGACCACATTGCGGCAATTCTAGCATGATTTTCATACGCATCGCCGTATTCTTTGGCCCGTGGCCCGTTGACTAAGGACTCTGCTTTTTTAAGAATTTCTTCACGCTTCATTGCCATGCCCTCCTTCTTCCTCTGGCTCTCAAATAACCGTTTTCGTTGCTCTTTAATCGGGCGTTCTCCCTAGTAAGCGGGATGTCTTGATAAAGTTCCGCAGGAACCAACCAACACTGCCCCTTTGGAGCCATGCAGTTTTGCCCCGACTTCCAGAATGATTTTCCTGCCCATGCCTCGTGATCGTGGTCCACAACAATTCTTCCCCTGTCTGTTATGGCCTCAATTCTTGTCACATGCGGCTTTTGCATTTTGTAATGAGAGGCCGTGTGTAAAACCACAACCAAGTCACCAACTTGCGGTGGGAACTGCTCATGGTATTCCCTGTTTGCTTCAAGGTCTTCCCCTTTATCACGTGCTTTGTAAACCCAATCAAACTCGCTGTCCTCGGGTCTCAATCCCGGAATTATTTCAAGTTTTAGCATTGTATTTTAACTCCCTTTGGCACACTGCTCATTTATCCAGTCTCTTAATGAAATATGTTTCGGCAACACTGTCTAAGAAAGTTTTGTTAGCTGACGGTCGGTTTAAACAATTTTCACAGGTGTCCCCCAGTTCTAGAGACTTGTAGCTATTATAATATGTTTTCCATTTATGCCCGCATACATCACACAAAAAATAAGCTTCATATTTCATATCAAATCATAACTCTTTGCTAGGTCCTGTGGCTCTACAAGATACAGGTTTTCTTTGGTACGGGTAACCCCCACATAGAAGACACGGTGCGTGTCGTCGGGGTTCTTTCTAAACTCTTCTTCTGATGCTGTAGACAGGTCAGTAAACAATACCACGTTGTCCGCCTCGCCACCCTTTGACCCGTGGATCGTGGACACCTTGATGCGGGGCTCTGCATTGAACTTCTCACCGCGGCGCAGTAAAGCCGTGATGTACGCTCTTTCGGTAGACGGTATGTTATCCATCGCCTCATGCCAGATACAGTCTTGTATCGGCGTTAAAAGATCTTTCTGTGGCATCAGGCCGTGGTCCGCGATTAGTTGGTCGAGCGTCACCATGTCTTCATCACCAAGCGTAGGTAACTTTTTAAAGCCGCGGTGTATGCGTTCCTTGCTGGTCATATAACTATATATAGTGCGGGCCACTGCGCCAGTCACTTGTTGGCCTTTGCGTAGTTGCTCCCAGCCGTTGACGGCCTCGCTCACTCTTTCGGATATGGACCGTGAGCCGCGGTAGTCGAACAGGTAGCCATCGGCCTTTAGTTCGGTAGCCACGGGAGCCAACATATAACCGGCTTGGGCTAGTATCAGCCATGACCCTTTGCTCATGTCTAGTTCGCTGACGGAATAGATGTTCTGCACCTTGCCCATAAAATCTTTAGCTTTGTAAGTTTTAGGATACCGGTTTCGTATTCGCCGAGCTACGATACTAGCTAAAAAATGTACTGCTTTGGGTATTCGGTATGATTGTGACAAGGTTTCAGACCCGCCGTCCAGATTTATGAATTGGTCTACATCCGCACCGGCCCAGCGGTAAATGGCTTGGTCGTCATCCCCCGCGCAGTACATACGGTCTGACTTAGCGTCTAATGCGTGAGCTATGTCCCACTGCATTGCAGACAGGTCTTGCGCTTCATCTAGGAAGGTCAGGGCAAATCGCGGGCAGTACCGGTCTGCGCCTTGTGCAAACTGCTCAAGCATATCGGTGAAGTCATAGACCTCGTTCTGCTTCTTGTATTCAAGCAGGGATTTGGCAACATAGTTGACCGTGTTCCACGAGTGCTTGAGCTCTGTCTCGTTATACTGATCTCGCAGATCTACTTTACGCAAGCGAGCTAGGTTTATAACACCTAAGATAGGGTCGTTAGCTCTGACTATGCTGGGTATGTCATCGTTGTAGTCAATACGTTTGTCGGTTGAAAGCTCAAAGCCCATGATTTGACTTAGCTCTCTGTAATGCTCTTTCTGCATCACCTGCTCGTTTCGTATGTCACTCATGGCAAGAGACATGCTGTGCAGAGTACGAAAGAAGGGGAGCTCTTTAGGGTCTAGGTTAAATTTTGCCGCCGCCCTGTCCCGCGCTTCTTCGGCCGCTTTTCTGGTAAAAGAAAAGAACCCTATCTGGTTGGGAAGTATACCCGCTCCAAGTGCTTTCTCCACCTGATTGATTAGCGTTGTGGTCTTACCCGTTCCGGGGGGTCCGAAGTATCTAAACATTAGATTTTTCCTGTACAATCTGATGTACACGTTGCTTGGACAAACCAAACTTGGCCCCGATTGCGGCAAGGGTCATCCTCTTTTCTTTTCGCAAACGCCGTATCTCTTTGTTGCGTTCAAATTTCTTCATCGTACAACTCTTCTATGTCGGCCATAGGCTTAATAAAAATAGGGGTTTTGTCTCCCACCCACGCCCCTAGCGTGTTGAACCAGAAGAACTCAACGGCCTCGTCGTACTCCATGCCGTCCCTTTCACAAAGAATGGCTATACACTTGTCATAGTCGTAAGCCACGACATCTTCCTGACAAGCTCTATGAGCTATGCCTATAAAGGCTTTTTCAAATCCATCGGCTAACAGCATTAGAACGGCACCTCCGTTGTATCAAAATCTTTTAAAGTAATATCAAAATCTGCGTTATCAAAGGCTGGTATTTCCCAAACGCGAACTACCCGTCCTTTAATTCTTAACTGAATAGCAGAGCCCTCAATATCCCGCAGTCTCTGCGCTATGCGGTGTGACTTGTATTCAAAGAACTTGTTTTTCTTTAAGAAACTCTCAAAGTCCCGCAGTCTAAAGTAAGTTTTCCCGGTTTCTTCATCTGTCCAAGGTTTGCGAAGCAGGATTTCTTCGCGGTCTTTGGCCTGTTGCAGATGACGGCAGAACTCTTCTAAGTAATCATAGAACTGACCACTAATGCTGGCATCCTCTGACACTTCTATAATAGACGCATCATTGTCCCGCATCTCGGTCATCATCGCACCAATCCGACTTTCCCACACAACCTTACTTGCTGTACGAGGCATAAAGCTAAGTTGCTCCATGCAAGCCTTTTGAAACGAGGGTTGAGACAACAGAGCTTCCGTGTCCAACTCCAACGGCTCGCCGTTTACATCCATGAACCAGACCGGAGGCGTAGAGTTGTACTTTCTAAGATTTGCAACTACAGCCCCTTGGGCCGCGGCACCTATGCCGTGTTTTCTGGTCATGCAAAGCTCTTTATTACAATGCGAGACTATAGGTGCGTCGCTACATCTGTAGGCATATTCTTTTTTCTCAAGCTGTTTAGCTATGATATTAATTTCGTTAAGCGGCAAAGGTGGGGATAGGAACTCGTTGTTGTACCTTAGTATCTCTGTCTCCCAAGAGTCGGGGAATGCTTTACGAAGATACACCCCTATATTGAACAGGCCGTTGTTACGCCCGCCCTCGCTGATTAACTCTTTGCACAAATGTTGTAAACACGGAGGACCGTCGCGCATGACGATTGCGCTTTTGTCGCTGTCAGATAGCTGTAGCTTCAGCACCTCTTCTGGGTTTTGCTTGTACTTCTCGTACTGCGCTATAAAATCGTCTAACGAGATGCTGACGCCCTTGTCATCAAAGCCGTACCGCAAGCCGTCTTCTGCATCAAAATAAGGTAGGTTTAGAAAGTTGCCTACATCTCCGCGGTCCAAGTGTAGCTTGATTTGCTTTGGAAATATTTCACTACCGCCATAGCCCAATGCCGCGGCTATTTGTTGTAAGGTAGACTGCATATCTTTTGCGTCTATCCACTCGGAAGTAAACAAAAAGCAATGCGCCCCGCCGGACTTTGAGCGGGTGACAACTAACGGAAGCTTGAGCTTCCTAATCTTTTGTATAAGAAGCTTGTGGTCTAAAGGATATTGATCAACGTCGATGCATCCCCAGACGCATTGATTGTTCTCGTTAATTGGAATAATACCAATGGCCGCACCTTTTCCTGAAAGATGGCCTTCCCATAGTTCCGTGGTTCGTGGTTCGCGTAAGATAGCCGCCCT